GATTCATGGCTTCGTCGACAATGATGGCCGCAGCGGCTAACTTAGTCAATTCTCGCTGGATGAGGTCCACTGTAATGACTCCCTCTTTGAAGATCCTAGCTATATCTGCCTAGGTCTCACCGCTGGCCCAATACGCGCTGGATGAGGGCCATCATATGCAGTAAGCGCTTCAGGCTTCATCTTATGCTCCCAATGAGGCACTCCGTTGATATACATCCTAGTTTGCGTCTTGCCAGGATTACGCTCCATATCCCACGCTATGGCTTGAGCTGTCGCGGCCAATGCTAGCGCGGCCATCAAGCCAAGACCCAGTTTCTTGGTGTTGATGGCCGCTTCTTTCTCGCACGCTTGATTAGCGAGCTTTACCATGGCCAAAGCAATGGCGTGATGTTCCATGGAACTAGATCTCCGTCTCGATCACGCCTGGATCGATAGGATACTCTTCCTCGAACTCAATCCTGACATTAGATGCCACAGTAAGGCCTTGAGCAGAAGTGCCCCAGTTACTAGACGAAACATAGCAGCATTCATAGAACGATGCTGATACCATGTCATCGTTCTGATCGTGCACCATGATCAGAATACCAACTGGCTTGTGGAAGAGCTCGGACTGCAGGTTGGTATACTTATAGTTGTAACCAGGCTTGCGATAGAGCGCCTCTTCAGTGGCAGCATCGCTCACGGCCCTATAGAGGGAGCCTAGCAGGGAGTGGCCATTGATCCATAGCTTGGCAATGACTAGGCTACCCGCAGCACGACCCGGCACGATAAAGGACCTACGCGATCCCAGCTCGAATACGCGCTGAACCTGTTGGCCAGATGTCACGCCAATGCTCTGACATAGCCCAACGGTATGCATGAGCGATACATCGTCGAGATTATTGGGATCGAATACCGGGGGACCAGCCGCTACTACAATGGTCTCGCCCTCGATAAACTTACCAATATTCTGACCCGGATCCAGCTGGTCGACCGAAGATACGTGCTGATTCCAATCTTTGAGTAGCGCCATGCTATGCCTCCCTACGAGACCATTAGGATTACGTCAAGGTTGTTCACGGGATACCTAGCGCCCGCCCGAACGTTTACATCCCACAGTCTAGGGTCTGTAGAGCTAGGCTCAAGTTTGAGGGTCTTAAAGCTCGCCAAGCTCTGGATCTTGTTGACCAAGTAGATCCCTATTCCACTCAGGATGCTCTTGAGCTCGGTGAGTAGCGCATTGCTACCTAGCGAGCCAACGTTCTTATCTAGCACATCGCGTATGTACTTAGCGCAGTGGTCAACCGAGTGAACCACGTTCTGCTCTGCCCTAGCTGGATGCGTCATATCAGTGGTAAGCTGATGACGACAGTAAGGGGGCAGGCTCACGGAATCCTGTACGCCAAGCTCCCAACCTCCGCCAGCAATGGTATTGAGCAGGGTGCGTCCGCGGAATGGCATGTACACACGCGTGAAGAAGTTTGACTTAGTGCGCGTGAAAGGCGTAGCGGGATTAGTTAGTGCCGCAAGCCTGCCGAAGCGCTCGCACCACCAGAAGTATCCAGGCATGGCGGTCTCCAAGCCATCCACTTCGGCGGCGATGAGGTTAGGCCAGAACAAGCGCATACGCTTGTCGCTGAAGCTCTCGCCATACGCCTCATAATACGCAGCCTCTTCGGCATTGGTGAAGTACTTGTTGACGTAGCGCCACGTTACAGTGGCTGGCGTCCTAAGAGCCGCAGGCACCGTAGTGGGATCGAAGACCGTTAGCTGGAGATCTTCAACCTTACGGATCCTAATCTTGTATACCACGTCGCTGGCGGTAACCTCCACGTAACCCATAGGCGTGCAACCCAAGGTTACGAAGGACAGGATGCCAGCATCGGTGAACGTGGAGCCATCGGCACTGAACACGCCATTATCGTTACTGGCGATCGCTACCTCTTCGGTAGTGCGATCTGGGCATGTTCCCGCAATGCATTCGCAGCGATTATCCGGTAGCGACATCCAGTCCACGAAGGTCTGGGCCGCGGCAATCACGGAATCGCTCTGG